CTGAAGTCGACATCGACTACGAGGCCAGTGCAGGCGACGTGACCGTGCCGGCTGCGTACGTTCGGGCGTCACAACAGCTGTATCGGCTGCTGAAAGAACGAGACATGCTCCCCGAGCGCGGTCCAGGCATAGCCGGACTGGACGTCGGCGGCGGGGTTGCTGCGAACGTGTTCATTCCGCGGTACGGACCTGTCGTTGGCATGTCCGAGGAGTGGACCCGGGACGACTCGATCGATACGGCCGGCAAGGCCCGCGACCTAGCCATAGAGAAAGGCTGCAGGATCGTCAAGTACGACTCGATCGGCGTCGGCAAGGGCGTGACCTCTGCGTTCCGACGCATCGAGGACATGAAGTGCCAAGGAGTAAACACCGGCAAGAAACCCACGCGCACCCGATGGGAAGACGGGAAGCGCGCAAAAGACAAGTTCAGGAACCTGAAGGCAGAGCTGTGGTGGACCGTTCGAGACGGAACCAAGAAAGCCTACGAGCTTCTGCTTTTCCTAACAGGCGAAGAAGGAATCGAACACAAGATTGAAGATGTCATCTTACTCCCGGATGACCCTGCACTCGCTGCAGAACTACCCTTGCCTCAGTACATGAGAACCGAGTCAGGGTTAATCCAGATTGAGAGCAAAGAGCATATGATTAAGGTTCGAGGGATTGCGTCCCCCGACCATGCCGACGCGCTCATTCTGACTTATGCGCCCGAGAAAGTTCGAACTGCTTCGAGCCGGGTGACGGGAAACTTCTAAATGGCTACAGGCAGCAAGCACCCGGAATTCGAAGAGAAGTCAGACGACTACCGGATCATGAACGACACCTATGAAGGTACGGGCACGATCAAGGAAGCAGGTTTTGTCTATCTACCGGCCACAAGCGGCATGCTTATGGACGGGGCGGGCAAGGCTGACTCTAGGTCTGTTGGTTGGCAGGCGTATGATATATACAGGACACGAGCGAGGTTCCCCGGCCACGTGAAGTCCGCAGTGAGCACACTGTCGGGCGTCATGGTGAAAGAACCCGCGGTAATCGAGTTGCCCAAGCGCATGGAAGGCATGAGGGATGACGCGACTCGTACTCATGAGTCCCTGCAAGGGCTGCTCCGACGGGTCTACGAAAACCAACTTCAGTACGGTCGCATTGGCCTTTTGGCTGACTTTCCTCAGTTTACTCTGTCCGGGACGCCCCGGGAACTGCCGCACATCGTCGTATACGACGCTCAGTCCATCATCAATTGGGATGACGAACGACTGATGGAGTTCGGTCTCGACGAGCTGAACCTGCTGGTCACAAACGAGACGCTGCAAGTCCGCGGCACTGACGGGGCTGAGCGGTTTGAGTGGGAGCAGGAGGAGCAATACAGAGTCTGCTTGTTGGAGCCGGTAGACGAAGAACAAGAAGTGTCGGACGGCAACCCCCTCGTGTACAAGACATTCGTCGAGGTAGAAGGGCTGCAGGGCGACACGATCACGCCGCTCTACAAAGGCGTCCCGATGGAGAGCATCCCTTTCACGTTCGTTGGGGAGAGCAATCTGGATAGTTCTCCAGGACCGATTCCTCTCCTAGAATTGGCCAATCTATCGATCGGCACGTACCAAGAGAGCGCGGACTATTACAACACCCTGCATCAGATCGGTGGGGACACGCTTGTAGTCATCGGCGACGAGCTTACCGAAGACAACATGGTCACAGACAGCACGCACGCTACCCGCACAGGGCCCGGATCGAAAATTCATCTGGACGAAGACGGAGACGCGAAATTCATCGGCATCGAGTCCAAAGGGCTGTCAGAGCAAGCTAAATCATATCAAGCTAGCCTGGATGCAGGACGTGAAGGCGGCGCACGGCTCTTGGAGCCCCGGAAAGGTCAGGCCGAGTCTGGCGAAGCACTGCGCACCCGCGTTGCCTCCGCGACAGCTCAGTTACACCAGATCGCTATCACGGGGGCCATGGGCCTAGAGGACATCCTCAGGCACATCGCCATATGGATCGGGGAGGATCCCGAGTCCGTCAACGTGATTCCGAACACCGACTTCATCCAGGAGATGGTGGAGACCCGAGAAGCCGGCGACCTGATGGACGCCAAGCAGAAGGGCCTGCTCATCTCGGACATGAGTGTCCACGAGTGGATGCAGCGACGTAATTTGGTGAAGACCACGTTTGACGAGGAGGCTGATCGGATGAAAACCGACAAGCCCCTCCCGAAACCAGAAGCACCCGCGAAGCCTGCCCCGGACGTACCGGCGGCAGGAGGCGCAGAAGACACGGACGACGAGTAGGAACCCCCAAGTTCCAGGGCCCGCAATGACGCGCAAGCCCAACTCATGGAGTGGAATAACAGATGGCACTTGACATGATCGTGAAATCCTTGGACGAGGTAGATGAATCCCTGCACGAGCACTACACCAAGCGGGATGACGTGTTTCAGCTGGATGCGAAGGGGGTCTTCTCAGAGGTCGACCGCAACAAGCTGACGAAGTCTCTTGGTTCAGAACGAGAAGACCACAAGGAGACCAAGAAGCGGCTGGCTGTCTTCGGAGACCTGGACGCTGAGAGCTTTGGCACTTTGGTGTCCGAGCACGAGCAGCGCGGCCTGGAGATCGAGACGTTCGGCAAGGACGGCAAGAACGACCCGGAGGCGCAGGACAGGTTGATCGAGTCTCGTGTACGGGCGAAAATGGGCCCCCACGAGCGGGAGTTGAAGGTCATCACGAAGGAGAGGGACACACTCAAGACAGAGAACGTCGGGTTGGTCCGTGAAGCTACCGAGGGAGAAATCAAACGTACGGTACTCAAGGCTTTTGGCAAGAAGGACCTCGGTACGAACCCGGACGCCAAGGAAGACGTGGAACTCTGGTCAGAGCGGGTGTTCGAGAAGGATGACAGCGGGAAAATCGTCTCGAAGGACGGAGTGGGCGTCACCCCCGGTTTGGCACCGGCAGACGTCTTCAAGGACATGCGCGACAACGGACAGCGACCCCTTTGGTTTGGGGAAACTGTCGGTGGCGGCGCGAAGGGAAGCTCCAGGACTAAAGACCAGGGCGATAACCCGTTCAAGAAGAACAAAGAGGGCCGGCCGAACAACATGCAGGCCTGCTCGGCAGTAATCACGGCGGACCGGGCCCGAGCCCGTCGACTGGCGAAAAAAGCGGAAGTGCTTGAGTACTTCCCGATGCTGAAGGAAGATAAAAGCTAGACGCAATGCAATCCCGCAGACATCTCATGACGGGGTGTTAGGGCGGCGTAGGGTGCGGCCATGGTGCTCGATACCTATTCAAAATCCGTGGGGACAGGCCCCACATCTGTAAACCTTTTTTGAAAGGAAGATAGCACATGGCAGGAACACAAGTTAGTGACATCGTTGAAATTGAAGTATTTGCACCCTACGTGCAGGTTCTAACTGCTCAGCTGTCCGACTTCGCGGCCTCTGGAGTCGTCGTCTCAGACGAAGACCTCTCCAATTTCTTGGCCGGTGGCGGACAGACTCTCAGCATGCCCCAGTGGGACGACCTCGACAACACGAATGCGAACGTATCGACCGATCAGTTGCTAGGTGTCAACGACGCTACGCCGTTGAAACTCGGCAGCTCTCTGGAGATTGCGATTCGTAACAACCGTAATCAGCATTGGTCGGTTGCGACTCTGTCTGGCGACTTGGCGGGTTCCGATCCGTTCAACGCCATCGCAGTGCGTGTGGCCGAGTACTGGGTGCGGGAAGAGCAGCGCACGATCATCGCGCAGTGTCAGGGCATCATGCTTGACAACGTGAACGATTCCGACGACATGCTGAACAGCATCGTGTTGCCGGGCGCAGGGACTCCGACCGCAGACAACCTGTGGTCGGCAGAAGCATTCCTGGATACCATCCAGACCATGGGCGATGCGGGCAAGGCTCTTCGAGCCTTCTCCGTCCACTCGGTGGTCTACAACCGTATGCGGAAGAACGACCTGATCGACTTCATTCCGGACTCGGAAGGGAAGTTCTCCATCCCCACGTACGAAGGGCTCCGTGTGATCGTCGATGACGGCATGCCGGCTGTTGCGAACAATGGCAACTTCCGGTACAGCACGTACCTCTACGGCGAAGGGTTCCTCCGCCGGGGCGTTGGGACTCCGAAGT